CTGTGAAACTCACTCGGTCACAGGTAGCAATAGCTAAAAAGTTGGGAGTGCCTTTGGAAGAATATGCCAAATTTGTTAAATAGGAGTCATTATGGACAAACTAAATAGAAACTCACGAACTTCCACAGTGAGAGAGACCAGAAAAAAACAGTGGATGCCACCATCAAGTCTAGATGCACCCCCTGCACCAAAAGGGTTTAAACATCGTTGGATTAGAACTGAAACTATGGGTCAAGAAGATACAGGTAATGTATCTAAGAAACTTAGAGAAGGTTGGGAATTTGTTAGAGCTGAAGAGATCAAAAGTCAAATCGGACAACACGATTATCCAGTAATTAGCGATGGTAAATATCAGGGGTTGATAGGAGTTGGTGGACTCGTGTTGGCGAGGATACCTGAAGAAATAGTCGAGCAACGCAAGAATTATTATCAAAATAAGACTAAAAATCAACAAGAAGCCGTTGACAACGATATTCTAAGGGAACAACGACCAGAGATGCCTATAAATATTGATAGACAATCTCGTGTAACTTTTGGTGGTGGTCGTAAGTCTTAGACAAGACGACTGCTGTATTTTGAACAATAGCCTATATTTACAAGGAGGTAAAACATGGCAAACGTAAGTGAAAAATTTGGTCTTAGACCATATAAAACACTTGGTGGACACGCATGGAATAACCAACAAAATGAATATCCTATTGCTTCAGGTGAAAGTACAGCTATATTTCAAGGTGATTTAGTTGTGCCTACTGGTGCTGGAAATATTGAAAGATATGATGTTTCTGGTGGAGCCACTGTGAAGCCAATTGGTGTATTTAATGGGGTATTTTATACTGACCCAACAACCAAGAAACCAACATTTAGCAATTATTATCCTGGTAGCATTACTGCTTCTGATATTGTTGCTAATGTAATTGACGATCCTAATACTTTGTTTTTAATTGATGCAGATGCTGCTTTTACAAGAGCTGGTCTGTTTAAAGGTTATAAAACAACTAATGTGACTGGTAATACAGATACTGGTATATCGAAAGTACAGTTAGATGTAAGTGAAACAGATACAACTAACAATTTTCCGATTATGGCAGTAGACATTTGTAAAGATGTTAACAATGAAGACACTGGAAACGCTAATGCAAATGTAATCGTCAAGATTCAGAATCATTTCTTTTTACATAACTCAACAGCCGATACTGGCTTAGCATAAGGGGAATAGAATATGGCGATATCTAGATCACAATTAGTGAAAGAGTTAGAACCAGGCTTGAACGCATTATTCGGTCTGGAATATAACAGGTATGAAAATGAACACGCAGAAATATTTACATCTGAAGCATCTGACAGAGCTTTTGAAGAAGAAGTAATGTTATCAGGTTTCGGTAGTGCTCCAGTAAAAACAGAAGGTTCAAATGTTACTTTTGATCAAGCAACTGAAAGTTTTACTGCAAGATATACACACGAAACTATAGCGATGGCATTTGCTATTACTGAAGAAGCTATCGAAGATAATCTTTACGACAGATTAGCAGCAAGATACACAAGAGCTTTAGCTAGAAGTATGGCTAACACAAAACAAGTTAAAGCTGCAAATGTATTAAACAATGCTTTTGATAGTAATTTCACTGGTGGTGATGGTAAAGAATTATGTTCTTTACTACATCCATTAGCTAGTGGTGGTGTATTAGAAAATACTCTAAACACTGCTGCTGACCTTAGTGAAACATCTATTGAACAGTCTTTGATAGACATTGCTGCTTTCGTAGATGAAAGAGGTTTAAAAATTGCTTTACAAGGAGTGAAATTAATAATTCCAAAAGAATTACAGTTCACTGCTGAGAGAATTTTAAAATCTCCACAAAGAGTAGGTACAGCAGATAATGATATTAATGCTATGGCAAACATGGGAATGATCCCACAAGGTTATAGAGTAAATCATTATTTGACTGATGTTGATGCTTTCTTCATTATGACTGATGCTCCTAATGGATTAAAACAATTTGTTAGAAGTCCAATCAAGACAGCTATCGAAGGTGACTTTGATACTGGTAATGTAAGATTTAAGGCAAGAGAAAGATATTCATTTGGATTCTCCGATCCTAGAGGTATTTTTGGCTCACCTGGTGCAGCTTAAAAACTTCTTGAATAAACTAAGAAAAGAGGACTTACATAGTCCTCTTTTTTTTTGTATACTGTTATTACCAAGAATTTCATAACTGATATAGACAGGCTTGGCTGACATCCCTAGAGGACTATATCTTTTAACTAGGAGCTAAAATGGCAAACACAACTTTTTCAGGTCCAGTCCGTTCAAAGGGTGGATTTCAAACAATAAACGAAAATAGCACTACAGGTGCTATAACGCAAACTGGTTTTTCAGTTAACTCAACTGGACAACTAATATCA